CCAGAACACGTTGGTCTGCGCCAGAGTGTCGGTGTTCAGACGCACGACAGCAGTGCCAGCGGTAATCTGGGTGGCGATGTTGGCATAGGCCTTCTCGGCGTCGGTCAGGGCCGCATCGGTCAGGGCGATGGGCTTCGGATAGACGCTGATGGTGTCAGTGTCGATGCCGACGATGGTGAAGGTCATGTCCTGCCCGGTGTTAGTCTTGTCCAGCAGTCCCAGCGCCTTGACGCCGGTAAAGCTGATGCGGTCGCCAACACTGAAACCAGCGCCGGCGCCTACTGCCAGCTCGATCTCGCCAACGCGGTAATCCACGTTCACGTTCACGCCGCCGACAGTGGTCAGGCCTTCCGGCTTCAGCGATACAGTGGTGCCGACAGTAGCGCCTGCGGGGGTCGCTCCACCGGCCAGAGTCGGCAGGTAGGACGAGCGGTAAACGTCGAAGCCTGCAACGTCACGACCGACCATGCTGCGGGCGTACGCGCCTTCCGGGCGACCGGACAGGGTGCCGCGATTCGCCAGGTCGGATGCGATTGCCTGATGGTCGCGCGGGTTCAGGAAGAACGAGCGGCCGGTCATGCTGGCAACTTGGCGTTCGTCCATGATCGCTTCCGGGGTGGCCAGGAAGTCGTAACCTGCGGTGCTGGTGCGGCTGAACAACGAGCCGGTAGACGCAACCAGTTCGGCGATGCGCTTGTTCTGGTCGGCAGACAGCTTCTTGGCTGCGGCGCGGCCACGGCGCTCCATGAATCGGCGATCACGGAAGTCATCGGCGCGCAGACCGAAGGCGTCGTTTCGCGGGTCTTCAAGCTGGCACGGGTAGTACTGCTCGATGATGTTGCCGAACTTGCCAGTCATGTCCCAGCCGGACTGCACAGGAGCGTGCTGCTCGACAGGGCGCCAGATGATATTGCTGGAGTTCTGCATGGTTGCCGGGTCAACGTCGTAGCTGTCAACCTGGCCCGCCATCTGGAACTCTTCTTCCATCAGGTCAGTGACCTGATCGAACATAACGCGAACTTCTTTTGCTGTGTTAAGTGCCATTTTAGGCCTCTCTTAAATGTAACCGTGGCGCTTCAACAGATCGCTGCGCCCGGATGCAACGAGTTCCGCCTTCATCTTTCGGAACTGCGTACGGTCTGACAGTTTGTGCGCTTTCTCCAATCGCTTGAGGATTGCGCCGTCATTCTGACCGCTTGATGCACCCGTCAACGCCTCGTCTGCCGGTGGCGCGGATGATGCTTTTCGCGCTGGCTGAACTTTCAGCCGTGAGCGCAATTCGCCCAATGTCACCATCGCTTCAAGGCCGCTAGGGTCTCGCTGCAACGACTCCATCAAGCTCTGCAACTTCTCGGGGTTCTTGCCCAGGTGGTATGTAACCTTCTCGGAGCCTTCACCCAGTCGGGCAATCATCAGGTCGGCAATTTCATGGCCCAGCGTGTTGCGCACAGACTCCTCTGCTTGCTGGTAGTCAGCCACCCGAAGATCGGACGCCCGCTGATAGTGCTCGGACAACTTCGCTTCGACCTGCTGCTTTTGCGCGGCTGCCTGCTGCTCCCGCTGCTGGCGCGTCTGGTACGCCTGTAACTGGTGCTGCTGCTGCTCTGCAAACCATGCCGCCATCTGCTCTGCGTGCTTTTGCTCGTCGTAGTCACAGCTAGCCAAGGTTGGCATTGCCCGTTGTTGTGGCTGCTGCGATTGCGTGCCGTTGCGCGCTTCTGCAAGCTGGCGCTCCAGTTCCTCATTTCGTGCGCGCTCTTCGCGCCGACTTTCACGCAGCTTCGCAAGCGTTGCTGCTGGAACTGTTACCGTCTTCTTCTTGCCTTCTTTTGGCGCCGCCTGTTCGTCGCCTTCTAGTACGACTTCGTACTCTTCCGGCTCTTGCTCGGAACCATCGGTTTCGGAGCCTTCCTGCTCGTCGACTTCTTGCTCTTCTGCTTCGCCTTCATAGTCTTTGTCGTCCAATTCATCCAGGTCTTTGACATCATCATCAGCCACGATTGAATCTCCGCTCGTGTAGCGTTAAGAGGCCGCGTTTTAAGTCCGCGTAGACTTGACGGAAATGTTGGCACAGTTTTTGTATGGCGTCAAGTGAGGCGGTGCGCTGGCTTATTGCGCTAACTGTAAGCGCCGTGCTAACCTCTAATCACTGGTCTGGCACATGCCAAAAAGCCGCAACGGTTAGCGATGATCCTGCTTACTCACAGGTAGCTCCGCCGGTTAATGTGCAAGCTAGGGTTATGCGTTTTCCCACATAGGCGGTATCTGCGCCGCCAGCGACAAAGCAGAACAGCCCCGCATTGCGGGGCTTTTTTTATTGTACAGTCTGCAACCCACCCCTAAGCGCCTGCGCCAGCTTCATCGCGCTATCAAGCTCCTGCGCAGAGGTGTTTACCAAAATCTCCGCAGTCTCTGCCCGCGCCTTCTCGGCCTCAACCATAGAGCGCATCGCGTCTGCTTGATACTTCTGGCCCATGCTCTGATCTTTCTGCGCCTGCGCCATGAGCGCTGCCAATGTCGCCTCTGCGGTCGGATCAGGCTGCTGAACGCTCTGTTGCAGTTGCTGGAGATAGGCTTCCTCTTCCTCGTTTTCAGGCTCCTTGATGCCCATTTGAAGCAGCTTGCGGGTTGCATGCTTGCGCAACATTTCCATGCTCTGACCTTCCAGCATGCTCAGGTACTGCATCATCAGTATTTGTTGCGTCTCAGGGTCTGGTGCGCTGCGATACAGCTCCAGCAATTCGGAGCGTGCCGCGTCCTTCTGGCTGCGATAAGACGGGCCAACGTCCACATACACAGAGAACGTGCCGCGCGAAAGATCGTTTAGCGTGACGACGTCGCCAGTCGCGTAATCAACAACCTGCTCCAGCACCATCGCCTTGCTTTCGCTTCCGTCAACGCCGGTCAGCTCGACTTCGCGCGGCGTGTCGTAAATCTCACGCGCCATGCTGGCGTAAATCTCACCGTCGCGGCGCATGGCTGTTGCCACGTTGTCCATGTAGACAAACGACTGATTGTCGATGCGCGCTTGCACGGCGTTGATCGCCTTGCCGCTCGCCTGCGGGTCTAACACGTCCTGCGGCATGCCAGGGCTGGTGACGTCCTCGATTGCCCTGCGAGTTAGCTCAAGAACTGCACCGGTAGCGGATGGCACGGATTCCGGCTCGATGTACGACATAGGCCCAACTGGCAACTCTTCGCCTGTCGCGCTCTTGCGGTTCATCAGGTAGTACGGGTACTTGTTAGGGTCCTCCCACATGAACTCAAAGCCCTGTACCTGCTCGGGCGCAAGCACCGGCTTGCGGCGCGGACCCTTGGCGGCAATGTCTGCCAAGTAGCTCATCTGCATGTTGTACAGGCGCTGCGGGTCTTTCGCTAGCCTGGTGATACCTTCCCAAACCTCTACGCCTTCGACGAAATACCACTCGCCATACACGGGAACAACCGGGATATGCTCGCCAGCGATGCGAGTCGGGCCGTGAAGGACGTCAGCGCCCGAAACAAGGTACTTGTTGACGTGGTACTTCTCGCGCGTCTTCTCGCCAATCACGCGCCAGCCGAGATCCATCATGTCGTCGATGACGTCTTTAATCTCTGACCGCTTGTACGCAGAAACGCCCTTGATAGGGTGCTCCATAATGACAAGACGTTCTTTCTTCTTCACGCGCTCGTAATACTCGCCGACGCTGATCGTCTTGGCGTTGTTGCCGTATGCCCACGGATAGACATAGCTTGACGCTGGCGTGCCGAAATGCGCAGGAATGGCGTCATCAAATCCGAACTCATCGGCCAGGCGCTTGAATGCCTCTTCGGTGTATTCGGTGATGATGCTGCACCACTCGGCGTCCGACTTGTCCATGCGCTTTGCGTTGGGGTCGAAGAACACGACGTTGTTCGCCTCGTGGATCGGCATTCGCGTGATGACCTGCCGCGTGTCGGTGTCGTCATCGCTGATGTACTCCGTGACCAGCCGCCACGCGCCAAAGCCGCAATCAATCTGGTCGCCCACTGCAACGTCTACCGCTTCCTTGCTGCGGTTGTTTCGCATGTCGGTTCGGTACATGCCGTTGAGGATATCGGCAGCGTCAGGGTCTGCTCCGTCGTCTGGTCGGAACTGCACGCTGATCGGGTTGGCGCGCATCTCGCTAACAAGTCGGCGCTTCTCTTTGCGGAGCAAGTTGAACTCGCCACGATACTCGGTGCCGACAAAATCAAGCGTGTCATCCCATTGCGTGACGCGGGCGAACATCAGGTCATCAGCGCCACGCTCCCGAACGTCCAGCGACGAAGCATAGGCCGCGTCGTGCCGTGCCATAATTTCCTGATGCTTGTTCTCGCTCATCGCCGCCTCTGGGTGCCTATCTGACGTGGTATGTGTACAATTTTCGTGCCAACTTCAATATCCCGCTTCATTATGGCATATCTTCGCATCATATACGCATAGCGAGTTGCCGAAAGCAGGTCGTCTGCGATCTTGACGATCTTTCCATTGTCGTCCCGATGGTAGTTAAGCTTCTCATCAAACCATTCGGCAAGGTGGCTAAACACCTTGAGCTTGCCGTTTGCCATGCGGTCGTAAAGCTCGACCAACCCGATCTCGACGCCATTCCCGCCTCCCTGCCATGTCGCGTGTTCAGGGAGCATATTCCAGCCTGCGTCAACATAAGCCGCCTTTTGCTGCTCGCCGCTGCTCTTCTCGCTCTGCAAGCCGTCATGCGGCCATGCTGTCGGAACCTTTGCGGCCCACGCCTTGATCGCGCCCCATACGGTCGATGGCGTGACTTTTGACTTCTTCCAAGCCTGCGCGACGTAGATGATATCCGCATCCTTATCCCACCATAGCTGCACGTGCGCCTGCGGGTGATCCCATCCGAAGTCCATGCCGTTGATCACCCACCAGTGTTCCGGGCACTCGAAAGGCTCGCACTTGATCTGGTCGTTACCGATATCGAAGATCAGGCCAGCCCCGAGCAGCGGCAAACCCTTCGTGCGCATATCGCGCTGCCATTCGGGGTACTGCGCCAGAAGATCCGCTTTCGTCTCTTCGCTCAGGTGCAGAGCGTCATCCCATGTCGCGCGCTGGATGTACTGCCCTGGGCTTGGGTTGTCCATGAACTGCACAACCAGCTCTGTGCGCCCGTTCTCCGGCGTGAAAGTCAGGATTCCGCGCCCGCCTCGGCCTCTGTCGCCTGTAGCTGTCCGGGTAATGACCTGCGGGAAAATTGACTTGTCGCGCGGCTCTTCGTCGATGTGATACCAGTCAACCGAATCACCCATAATCGCGTGCTGACCCTGCGAGTACGACCAGAACTGAACTGCGGATATCTTGCCGCTGGAGTGCATGACGCGCACTTCTCGCGCCGCACCACTTGTGCCTGTGGCTGACTTGTGATCAACGATGCGCTCTTTCGGGATCAGGCCGCCAGTGAATCGCCCGCCCTCAAGCCGCCCAAATAAAGGCGTCTGCAAAAGATCGCGCGTCTTCTCCATCGAGAAGCCAAGCAGCCAGCAGAGAGGCGCAGAGTCAAAGCGATGGCCTTCGTAGTCGTCCGGGTAGTCGCCTAGCAAGTGCAGCGCGTCAAGCGTCAGGCCTGTGCGAGTCTTGCCCACCCGGTTTGCAGCCATGAGCATGCATGCACGATGGCTTGCAGTGGCGGCGCAAAACCGCTTCTGCCAATCGTACATCGTGCCGTACTGGATGATTGCGGCGCGCAGCTTGTCTCTACGATTCCGCTCCTCCAGTAGCGTCACTAACTCAGCCTTTTGGGCTGTCGATAAGTGCTGCAATGCGCTTGTCAAGTTCTTCGTCGCTCACTTCTTTGGGCGTCATACTCCCATCGCTGGACGTGTGGTCTGTCTTCTCAGCTAGCCCAGTCAACCGCGCAGCAAACCCAGGATTCACGCGCTCCACCAGCGCCAAGTCAATGATGTGGCTGTCTATCTCCTCGTCGATCTCTGCACAGACGTCTGCCAGATGCTCTTGCTTGCGGATGTGGTGCCAACCCTGCTTTGTGATGCCGAGGTAGCGGCACCAGCTTTGGCGAGTTGGCGAGCGGGCCAAGGTCTTCTCGGCTGCTGTCACGACGCCGTTAACCACAAGGTGCTTGTCCAGCACGACATGCGGGTTGTCTTCAAGCCATTCCATGTAGGCATCGAACGCGCGGGTAACGTCTTCCGGCGTCTCAAACTTCGGCTTTCGCGTCCCATCAGGGCGGCGGGGGAAGGTTTTCATT